GGCGGTAGATCCGCAACCATCTCCTGAAGTGCCCCCATGCGCCTAGCCTACTGGCGCAACATTCGCCACATGGGTCATCAAGAAACTTCGCAGCTACGAATCTAAGAAGAGAGTGAGACAGGAATGATCGGTACGCAATCGACTTGCTCAAGGTCGAAGGGCACAATTGCCGATCATGAATATTTCTCTCTCAGGTGCTCGAACCCCACACGTTGGTGGTAAGGGTGCATGAGAAGTAGAGTCGCGAGACCCTGAGAAGAGGGGACGAAGTCGGGAGTGCGCGGGAGAGCCGCATCCCGGAGGAGAGGGAGTTGTTCCTGCAAAAGGGCTTTGATAGCCTTCTTGTCCAAGGTTGCATACTTGTTGAAGTCTCTAAGTTCCTTGTAACTAAGAGAATCCTCGTATTCTTCGATCCTGGTGGCGGTTGCCTGGGAAGTGAGGTGGTGGACGTTCGGGAGAAGTGAGAAAGGGACCTTCGCGAGCTTAGCCCCCATTCGGAGTTCGTAGTCTTCGAGCAGATCGATCTCTCTGTAGGAGAGTTCGATAACAGATCGAGAGACAGGACGCCAATTGGAGAGGGATTGCCTGAATGGTTCCAGTTCGGGAACAGGGTAGAGTTCGGCCATTGCCAGTCTACGTAAGTTCATCAGAACCTCAGAGGGATTGAGATTCCAACGTCGTGAATTTGTCTCGTAGATCGAGGACAGAGCTTTTTTCGTTTTCTTGTTTACGAATGCTTCAAAAGATTGTCCAAGAGCTTGCTTGTAAAGCTCTATATCTTGATGATCTGAAACGGCTCTTGATGAGCCAATCCACGGGCCTTGATTGGCCTTTTTATGTAGATAGTCAATGCGCGCATTTCGAATTCTTGTTTGATCGAATTTGTGCACGAGACCGAGCCCGCCGTATGATACTGGTATATCGAGATTCAGGCGTTCCGTGAGATTGTAAATGGTTTCCATCTCTGCAGTGACGATTGAGCATTTTCGAAACTCAAGATAGTCGACCTGCGGATTGATGAAGTACTTATTATCTCCGGTGAGGGCTGTGAGAAGAGAGGGGCGAAGGCAGTTGATCTTTCCCTTAGTCCGATGGAAGAGCTCCGAGTTGATAGTGAAGTAGTCCTTGTTGAGGAGCGTTTTGCCTCTTGAGACGATTCCGCCGATTCTTGAAACGTTTGTGACCCAACGTTCCATACCGGCTTCAGTCGCGCAAAACAGGACATCATCACCATTTATCCCGAAACCCTTGAGGGCAGTGAGTTTTTCCCAGGAGCAATAGGAGAGAGGATCAGAGAAGTTGAGGAGGACGGCAGTGAGGGAGAGTATGCAGAGGAGGGGAAAGGAGAGGACGGAACCCATGAGTTGACCTCGTGTTTGAGTGGGACCACTTTTCGAGTTGAATCGAGCTCGTGTTGTGAATGAGCACATTTCCTCAAAGTCAAGTCCGAATTGTTCTGCAATTTCTTGTAAGCAGCACTCCGTTATGCGTCCGTCGAAGTTATCGGTGGCAGACTCAAGATCCCCAGACACGAACATTTTGTCTGGGCTAAAGTGAGATTTGTTTTCTGCGAACCAATTTTCGACAGGTCGTCCAAAGACGGAGCAGGGTAG